CATAATGAAAATTTTGTAAAGTTGTAGTCTCAGTTTTCATATTTGCAAAATGAACTCGCAATTCTGTTGTCCCTCGGTTAATAAGAGTGATCGATTTTGTAACTGATGGAAATTGTACCTGATCTTGGCATGCGGTTGCTGCACCTGAGATAGCCAGATTACTCGACCCCGTGATGTAGGGTACACCTGAAGATTGGTATGAACCAACATTGTGTAGGCCGACGCCGTATGTTTCCCAACTTGCCATTTATTATAAACTCCTTAAATTTTGTCGTTTGCTTCTATAATTAGTTACTTTTCTTGCTTTCGCTTTTTGTTTTGCTCTTTCATCCGCTCTTTTCTGAGAGGCCTTCTCTCTGCGTTTGCGATCAGAAGGCTTTTCATAACTTTTTCTCTTTTTGGCTTGCTCGATGATACCCATCTTTTTAACCTTTTTTATAAATCTTCGAATCATTTTTTCCGGCGCGTCATTTCGACGAATGGGCCAGACTACTACATGTGCTCCTTTAGCCATAATTACACCATTTTACTCCAATTTTGTGAGGAGCCAAAGAACGCAGCAATGTCAACCCCCGAATCGTTAGGATCGACGCCGGCGAGCGGGTCGGCTGGACCCTCTGTTTTGCCGGCTGTGCCTCCTTTTGGTAAAGGCTTCGTGCCTTCAAACAGATCTATTCCGTTATAAGCATCCCGGCCGATGGCTTCTGCCATTTGCTGTCTTGTCTCTTGCATTTTTCTTTTCCTTTCGTTATTGTGTTCCCGCAACTCTGTTTCGCTGGGCCCTTGGGGGCGGGTTTCCGGCGTAGGTGGTGCGGAAGCTTCCATTATTGGACTGACGCCGGCAGCTTGCACTCCCATCAAAACTTCTGTGACGATTCCAGATAAGAATCCTTCCTCGAATATCACCTCTTTTACACACTCTTTTATAAGAGGCCTCAGTGTATGTTTCAAATCATTATTACTCATTTGTCTTCTCTTAAAATGTTGTTTAAAGCCCGGTTAATACGATCTGCTTTAGAAAAAATATTAATATTTTTTGCTTCTTTAATCATAAAGGCGTCGTTTGTCGAAGGTTCGGAGACCATATCAAAACAAATAAGCTGAAAGTCATCTTCCACAATTGTGTCACCCTTTTCTTCCTTGACGGATCCTAGGCCGCGGGAGGAGATTCCAAGCTTTACGCCAGCCTTTGCAAGTTCTTGAAGAATCTGGCCCGAGGGGGTGCCGAGAACCTTAATTTTGCCCATAACTGCGTTTGGGTTTTCTTTATCCCACCAAACCTCCGTAACCAAATGAGATGCATTCCTAAGATTAATCACAGAATCGTCTGGATGGTCTAGTTCTCCCAATGCTCGGCTCTCATCTACCAGCTTTTGATAGTTTTTCATTTCTCGTTCTAAAATTTTCTTAGGATAAACGCGGCCATTGCCATTCCTGGCGTCCGCTTCTTGAAGTTTACCAGAGAGCATTACGCCGCCGTCGGCGACAAACCTCTTTTCCGCTTCAGTTAATATATCCGGGCACGAACCACCTTCGCATAGTTCATAATATTCTCTTAATAGTCTTTTGCTCATAATGTTTCCTCATGTGCGGGCGGTACCCGCGCGACTTAAGAACCTTTGCAACAATGCCTAACTGGTTGAAGCATCCATTTTGCTGTCCAAATGTTAGTGTTCATCTTTATTACTCCTAGTTTGTTCTATTTTTAATCCACAATCGCCAATGATCATATTGAGTATATATGATGTGCCGGATGACACATAACCTAATATAAATAAATTGATGATAGTATATTCAAATGTAAATAGTTCTGTATACCTGTTTATTCCCCACAAAAATACACCAACCCAAAAGCCGATGCACATTGGACAATGAAATAATTCTCCAAGTTTTCCCTTCGTTGGTCGAACGGTATCAAAGATAGTTCCGTAGACCAATATTTGAGTTAGGCCATACGCCGCTAAAATAAACCAAATTAAACCTATCAATTCTACACCCGATACATGTCGTAAATACCATATGGGCCGCGGATCCAGCCCGGGCGAAGAGAACCTTTCGTTTCTTCGTGGGGGACTTCGCCAAGTTCGGTAGAGTCTTCTTCGTCAGGCTCAAGAAGCTTTTTCTCTTCTCGATCAAAATAAGCCTTTTCAGATTCAAAATATGGGCGCTCATCTTCAATGAATTTCCCAATCTGAAAGATCGATGCCTGAATTGCGTTCAGCCCTTCAAACGCAGATTTCTGGATCGTCGCTTCGATGGCGCCATATACATTACCGCCCTTGACACTATCAAACTCAACAATTCCTTTTCTGGCCAAATGTTTAAATAAGTGGTTCTGTGTGTCATAAACCTCATCGGTTAGCACATCTTTTGGAAGCGCCACAATTTTGCCTTGTTCCGGTAAAATAACAATATCGATGTCGTCGTGATCGAAAATCATCACGGTACCATCTACGCCTTTGCGTAGATTCAGATCCATGCTTGTTTGCTTTTCTCCGGGCGGTGGACTTTTTTGATCGTCGTCTGTTTGCGGGTCAGTTATGGTTACTTCAATTGCCATTAGTTTTGTATCTCTTTAACTAAGTCTTGTATTTTTAATATTTTCTTGATCATATCTTCATCTACAGGCTGAGTTTTAAAGCCCTCAATTATTAATAAGACTTCTTTTGTAGAATTAACCATCTTTGGATCTGAGCTTATTTCTTCCGTTATAACAGCCTCCTTCAAATATTCCCTAAGTCTTCCCAACTCAGAACCAACAAACAATTTAAGCGAGACGCCATTATCAGAGAAGGACATCACATATCGGTTCAGTAAATCCTTTTGTTCAGATAGCAGTGTATCTCCGTACTTTTCATTGAACTTCTTAGTAAAAGTTTGGTAAACCAAGTTGTCTATCTGGACTATGTTCTTCCCAGCAGACGGTTTTTCTAATTCGGCTATTAACTGTTCCATCAGTTCTTTTTCTAGGAGTACGCGGGCTTTTGTTGAGACATCTGAGCTAAATATTTGAGAGATCGTGGCTAGGCTCTTATACCCGGGAACGAAGTTAGAGAACACGCTACCAGCTAGGCGGCGATTCATTGTGTTTATCAGGGAAGTTTGTTCATTGAACAATCTTTTCTTATCAAGAAGTTTTTCGCGGTCGAGCTTAATCTCAAACATCAACTTTTCTGCGGTGTATCTGTCTAAGCCACTGGTCTCAGATAGGGCTCTATAAAAGTCCAAGTCTTGTTTTAAACTCGTAGTGGCACTGAAGTGCTCTGATATCAGGTGGAGGATCGACTGCTTCTGCTCATTGTTTTCAGATAGTACAGCTTTTGTAAGCTCAACCATTAAAGTTTCGTATAATACTGCAGTGTTTCTCTTTTTATTGTGTTTCGTCTTTGGCATTCTTTTTCTCCAGCTGTTCGATAAGCACTTTCATCTCTTTATTGACTTCAAAAAGTTGAGTTTCTTCGTCTTTATAAATAGTTCCTTGTTGCTCCATAATCCCATTGCTTAGAGACATAAGATCCTGAAACCCATCAGGGACATTGCGAGAAGCAGCGCCGTAGCCTCCGTTTGGTACACCACCTAGAGCCATCATGTTGGTGTGTCGGCCTGTGCGTTTATCATTGTTTACGGGGTTATATAACTTTCCTTTAGATCTTGGTGTAGTGGTAGCATCGTCTCTGTGTCCTGGGCCGGCGGGCCTCTTAACTGTGTATTTGTGTGTAAGCCGGACCTCATCATCTCGGTTGCCGGGTTCGGCGAGAAGCATATCTTCCTCCCCCCCTTCCTCTGGTAGAGGTTCTTCACCTTCCAGGGAGTCCTCCCCTTCAGGGCCCCCAGGGGGAAGGAGACCTTCTTCTTCGGCGATATCCATTGCACCCGCTTCTGCTGCGACTGAGCCGGCTTGTACGACTGCTTCCGCCTCGACTTCCAGCATGGCCTCAAACTTCTTATCATAGAACATTTCTCTTTGATTGCGCACGAACTCTGCGTCGTCCATGTTGAACAGGTGCTCCGCAATCCATCTGCGGCTAAAGAATCCTTCCGTGGCCGAGGCTGCGACATCAAATTTCGTTTTCCAATGTTCTAGTTCTTGAAGCTCCGCAATCTTCGAAGGATTTTGTAAACTTAGCTTAAAACTTAACAGGTCGTCGCCGCGGTAGCCTAATGTATATAAGTGAATAATCCCAACTTTTTCCAATTCAGATACGAGTACTCGTTGTAAGCGTTGGACGGTTCTGGCAAACCTTATATCCTTTTGGGCTAGGGTTGTGCTATCTTCTCCGCCCTCGGCCGTCGTTGATAAATACGATGGGGGAATTTTCAGCGCGGAGAATAATTTATCTCTTAGATATTTAATATCATCGATATCCCCGGTATAAGCACCACCGGGGAGAGTTTCAACTTTTGAGGAGGTTCCTCCGCGGACGGGAATGAAGTAGTCTTCTTCCACGCTCATAGGGTTATAACGAAGATCTACACGGCCCGTGTCCGGATCGATGACCTGATTTCGTTTCATTTGAGTCATGACTTTCTGCATGTACTGTTCTACATCCTCGGGAGGGATCGCTCCCACATCAATATAGAATACGCGGCGCTCGGGTGAGCGGACGATGCGGTATGCCATTACAGCATCTTCAAGCATTGTTAATTGACGCCAAATTCTGCGAGCAGCCTCTAAAATAGAAGTTCCATATGGCGCATACTTGTCATTGCCTAAAATACGAAAGTGTGCTACTTGCCAGTTCTCGAAAGTTAAGCCGCCAGAGTTCCACTGAAATTGGATGTAGTTTGGGTTGTCTTCGTCTTCACCCTCCAACCTCTCCATTTCATTCGAGGGCAGGCCAATAGCAGATTTAATTCCAGTCTCCGCATCAATATCTAGATATAGAAAAAAGTCTCCATATTTGCACATTGTGCGACACCAGCCAAACAAGTTATGTTCAAGATTCATGATGTTAGTAAACAGATTATATAAAATAACTTTTAGTTCTTCGTTGGGACATGACACACTCAACATACTGCTCAGAGCACTGGAAGTGGTCATCTCATCTGCGTAGATATCCATCGCTGAGGCGATTTCTGGCGTGTACTCCATCTGATCAAAATCAGAATACCGGTGTTGCCGGTTCTGATTCGCCATCAAGTCGGCTTCTAACGCAGCAAAAGGGTTATTATCACTCTTTTTGAATTGCTTGCCGCTGGCCGACTTAAATTTAAACTTATCTAGATGGCGCCGGCGGTACCGGCGGATGTTCTGTGTTCTGTAGTTTACAATCGGTCCAGAAAAAAGTCTGGTTAGCCTCTTAAAAAGTTCCGATTCCTGATTTCTTGGGTTGTTGTTTCTACGATTTTTTACTGATGTTCTTCTTGCCATTGGTTATCCCTTGTAAAGCCATTTGTATTCTTCATGTTCTTTCTTTGCTTTATCAAATCTATCTAAGTCATCGTTGCTTTTGTAACCACGCATTCCTTTGATTGTGGTATTTAACTTAGTGTTTGTAACGAAGATTGAATCGATTAATGCTTTCTTATATTCTACATCTCTTTTGTTAGCTTGTAAAGCGGTATCTCTAACCCAACAGCCAATTGCCAGGGCTAAGATTAGATCATCGTTGTACCCACGCATTGCCTGCGGCTTACCATTATACCAAATAAATGTAGTTATTTCCTTGAATGTCCTCTGAGAGTATATAGTAATTAGTTTATTTCTTATAAATTCTTCGAGCTTAGCCACAATAATTGGCCTTGTCTTTGTAGAAGTTGTAAAGCCCGGGACGGAGTTAGTCATTGATTCCGCTTGGTATTGTTCAACAAATTCATGAGTACTTTTCACGGAAAAATATATGTTAGAGTATTCTAGGTCTAATAGCTTTTCAAGTACAGAGATTCCTACCCCAACATTTTCCACGACTAACAAGCATTTTCCGAATTCAGAGCCGGCCTGGTAAAGTATAGTGGAATATTGATCCAAGCTTGGTTTTCCTTGATATTCTGCCACGATCTCCATGGTTTCTAGTTTAAAAATATGAAATGTTGAGTTGTCGGCGCCATCGCCGCGGGCTACATCGGCAACCAATAAATAAGTGTTCTCAGGACTATATTTTTCCCACATCCAGAAGTTTCTATCAAAGCCGGTTCTGTACAGGGGTTCTTTTGTAGTAGTGCTTATCCAGGCGATGTCCTCTGGATGGATAACTGTTTCTCCGGAAGTGTTAAAATTGCATTCTAACTCTTGAGAAATCTCGCGTGCCGACATGTTCTTGGTTTCTCTTTGGAACCAAGACTGATCTCTATCTGGGTGTACATCCCAAG